CACCTCCACCAACGTACAGTCCGCCGCTGCGAACGAACGACAGCCGTCCAAGAACCGGACCAGCAGTCGATCGCCGTCGATACCCATCACCATGCCAGTCATGCCATCTGGGCAGGTTACGAAGTCTCCTAGACTCACAGTCCACCCCCGTTCTGACGTGCGAGGATCGCGCCCTCGTAGTCATGCTCGACGGCCGTCTGCCGCACCGGGTACTCGATGAACCGCTCGCCTACCCAAGCGGGGGCGTAGACAGTCGATCCGGACACTACGTAGCCAGCCTCACGTAGCTCCTGCTTGTTCTGGTCCGACAGGACCATGTCCTTCACTCGACCTGCATTGGACAGGTCCACGCTGCGTTTGATTTCGTATGTGGTCATATTCGTATGGATCAGCTGATCCGCAGAACCCCCTGCACGCAGGAGGCTCGCCGGGTCATCCGATAGGTCCGATCAGTGCGTCCACCAGCAGCCACACGATCAGGAACACTACGCCACTGCCAATGAACAGGAGGGCGGCATCACGGAGAAGGCGCTTCACAGTGCCACCTCCTGCGCACTGAACACGACGGCCTCACCTTCGACTTCATACGACAGATAACCGGAGGCCAGTGCCTCAGCGATCGCGTTTGGAAGGCCGTATCCTTCGCGGAGGATTCGGACGGCCGCTGGTGCATCAGTCGGGAACATCGACTGCGCGAAGCGGATGATGCCGGGGGTGTAGATCATTTCAGTGCTGGTGAGTCGGTAGTTGTTTTTCATGGTGTTTTCTCCAGCCGTTCTGGCCGGACCAGATGCCGCCCCGAAGGACGGCACCGGATCCGATCAGGCACAGGGTCCGGCAAGCGTGTACTTCTCCATCCAATCCCAGACATCTTCCTCGATTTCCCACAGCCAATCTATCTGGGTTTGCGTGAGGCGGACCGTATCGACCTCGCCTTCATTGCGAGCGCAGTTGTAACTGGCGCTGTTGCCACAGGTCCAGACCATCACAGGTGTGCCTTGTCCCGGATCTTCAGGGAAGATTTCGGAGGCATCGAAGTCCACACGGAGTCCGTGTTTGTGGAGGGAGAATTTAGGTGAGCGGTAGGTTATCATGGTGTGTTATGCGGCTCGCCGCCCACTGCCTCCCCAGCGGAGAAGCAGGGAGCGACGGTCAGCGAAACCATTCCAGAGACCAACCCTGCTCGTTTGCTTCCTGCTCTGGGGTGAGAGGGACCGCGACGACATTTTCCCAGACGCAGCGGATGAATGCGACGTCCACACCGTCGAATGATTTGACCGGCTTCAATGAAGCCCAACTAAGTCCGTCGAAGTAGAGCCCTGTGATTGCGTTTCTGAGGTAGTGTTTGTTCATAATCAACACCGACAGCGTAAACCGCTTTATGTCGATGGCAACACGAAAATCATTCTCCAACGCATTTTTTCCGAAATCCCCCGTAAACATTGGTTGAAATCGCGGTGCTGTCGGTCATTGTCGGTCATGCCGTCTCTCGAAAAAGCCACTCCCGAAGTCACGCCGAAGTCGCTGGCAATGAGGGAGGCGAGGACGGGAACGATACTGTCTGTAGCGAGGGCTACTCTACCTGCTCAGATGGTGCTTCGCCTACGTCGCGTTGCTGGTGACCTCAGTGACATCGCCCAAGACACCAACGCACCTGCACCAGATCGGATCTCCGCCGCGAAGGCTATGGTCTCAGTGCAGGACCAACTCCTCGATCTACTCGCAATCCCCCGTCGCCCTGCCGCCGCTGGAAAAGGAAAGCCGTCCACACTGATGCTCGACGTGTCCCCCACTCCTCCTGACCTGACGTAACGATAACTCGACGGGCGTGCCTGACCTGCGGCATCAATAAAGGATACCTTAAAGGCTGGACCGTCCCCACGGGGTGGGTGGGGTGGGTGGCCGCGTTTACGGGCCGGCCATCACGGGACCCCCTCTCCAATACCTAGGCCATTTTCCGAACCCACATAAACCGCTTTACCAGGGGAGGGGGGTAGGGGGGTCTAGTAGGGGTACAGCCCGACCCTCACCCTGCGTTTTCGACCCCTGTTCATTGGCCTTTCTTAATATTCTGTTCTTTCTAGGGGAGGGTAGAGGGGTATAACTGATATTGATGGTTGAACAATTCTCCAGTGGCGCCGCAGACCGTCCGCCAGCCTCCAGAAGCCGCCGCCCGCCGCCGCCAGGAATTTGGAGCATACCCTCACACCCCCCTACCATTTTCATGTCGAACTCATTCGGAGCCCTGTTTACAGGGGTCAAACGGAGTAGTAGGGTCCAGCAAACCCTCACTGCACCCCTAACACACCCTCACCCTATTCTTCAGTTTTTACACCCACGCCGTAGCATCTGACCCAGCTGGAGGAGAAATTGCCCAGCGGACCTTCCCGTTGGATTTCGTCTTCGAGATGCGCTCAGGATCCTGCTCGTGCAGTCGAGCGAGGTAGACGCCGCACGCGGTGTTGAACCGGAAGAGCCGGTCAGCCTCCCTGGCGTACTTAGAATCGCGCAGGGCGGTTTCCAGATCGGCAGCTGTACCTCGCCAGATGAGGAACTCCTTCTCGAAGATCACGGTGTCGATGAGACCGACGAGTTGATGCTCGGGGGAGAGCTGCATGAGTTCTTCAAGGATGGCCGGGTGCTGGTAGGCTTTCAGGCCGCAGCGGGGTTCGACGAGGTGCTCAGGCACGACGAGGCCGTCGAGGTAGTGGGCGAAGGGTTGGAGTTCGGTTTGGAGGATGTCCTTAAGGACGGTGATTTCGTCGCCGGGCCAGGGGAGGGTATGGCGGACGCAGCGGAGGATGATGAGCTTGTCGAGTAGAGACGGGTCGAGCGGGGGGAGGACTTGGAGGTTTTCGGGCTCGTCGTTCAGGGAGATGGACATGGCCCAGATGGGGCGGAGGGTTATGGCTTGGCGGTTCTTGGGGTGGCAGGACTGATTCTGGGCGAAGAGCATGGATTTGATGTTGGAACCCAGAGCGCGGCGGGAGTGGATGTCGCGGCCGGGAGCCTCGTCTTCGATTGCCAGGTGCTCGGAGGCGAAGAGGTCGCCGTTGAAATCGGTCGCGCCGGACATATAGCGGTAGGGTTTGGCGATGCGGCCGCCGAGGAGGGGCGTGATGACGGCTGACTGGAGGAAGGACTTACCGCACGCGGCGGGTCCTACGAGGGCGAGGGCCTGACTGGATCGCCAGGTGCCTGTCAGGACAGCCTGCCGGCGGAGCGCGAGCCAGTAGATGATACGCCAGTATTGGTCGTCGTTCTGGTCCAGGAGGTTATGGATGTAGGTCAGGATGCGGGCGCAGTCGCCGGGGGCGCCCAGGAGTGGGACGACAGAGCGGGTAACGAGGATCGTGCCGTAGAGGCCAGCGCGGTGGCCGGCGAGTGGGCCGGCGTATTCGATGAGGGTATCGCGGGTGCGGCGCAGGAGCTGGCGATCGACCTCGGAGGTGCCGGTTTCGTCCTTAACGTGGGACACACCGGATTCGAGGAGGAACGTGCGAGCGCGGTCGCCGTTGATCTGGGCGTAATCGCCCCACGCGTTGCGGGTCCACCACTGGCCGGAGTTCGGATCGTAGTGGAGATCGTCGAGCGGGTTGGCCGCAGCCGGTACGGGTTCAGCCTGAACGGGTCGCGGTGGATCGCCAGCGGCGTCGAGGAGGCCCTGGATGGAAACGTCAGGAGGGATCGGGTCGGCGAGATCCCAGCCCTCGGGGAGCGTAGCGGGGAGGTGGACGAGGCGGGAGGCGGGGAGGCGGGCCTTAAGGTAGATCATGGCGTCGCGACCGGGTTTATCGGCGTCGGGCCAGAGGATTACGGGGGTATCGCGGGTCAGGAGAGGGTCGATAGCGGCCCGCTGGATACGCTTGGATCCGCCCTGCCAGGTGATAACGACGTGGGACGGGAAGAGTTTCGAGGCCGCGATGGCGGTTTTCTCACCCTCGACGATGAGAACCGGGTCGGTTGGGCGCCGCGAGAGGAGGTGGAGGTTGAATAGGGGGACGTCTTCGGGTGCGGTCCAGCCCTTCCAGCGCCAGTGGCGTGGGTTTAGGGGGTCGGGAGGTTGGTTTTCAGGGGGTAGGAAACGGAGGGGCCGGACGTCCTTAGAGCCGTCGGGGAGGTCGAAGCGCACGACGTAGGCGTAGATAGCACCGTCGGCGTCGGGATATGGCCAGGCAGCGGAGCCGTATCGGTATGGCTGCGAGGCGTCGTTGCGGTGGCCGTGTTTCAGGGGATCGAAGCGGCGGGGCTCGGGTTGGTAATCGTCACGGATGCCGAGGAAGTCGCGGGCCCACTGGGCGGCCCGGGATTTCGGATAGACGTGGTGCTGGCCGATGAGTTCGAGGAGATCACCGCCCTGACCAGCGGCGTGGTCGTACCAGAGGCCCTGCTTAGGGCCGGTGAGTTCGACATACAGAGAGTCGCCTGCGTCGCCGAAGACGTTGCCGACGACCCACTGGGGGCCGATCTGACGGCCGGCGGGTAGGAGTTGAGAGCAGAGTTCTGCGACTCGGACGGAGAGGGCGTCCGAGAGTTCTGTGAGGGTCATGCTTGTAGTGAGTGAGTGAGGTTAAGGAGTGGTTGTCATAAAGGCTGGCGTGTGATCGCCGACGTAGGCACCGAGTTGGTTGAACTCGTGGAACTCGACGGCTTCATCGTAGGTCATGCCGTAGGATTCCAGTTGAGCGATGACGCGGTCGTAGTCGTAGATCACGAATGATTCCGATCCGAATCGGCTGGCGACCCCGAGGATGCAGTCGTCGAAGCCATCCATCAGCAGGAGGTCTGGGTTTATGTCTGCGATTTGCTCAGGTGTCATAAGGGAAGGTCGCGTACTGCACGGAAATGGTGGGATTAAGTTGCAGTTGAAAAAGAGGGGACACTTTCAGGGTTCGCTGTCGCTGTTCAGATCGTATTCCGTCGCCTCCAGGAGCGCGATGCGAAGCTGGCTCTCGGTCGCCTGCGCGGTGCCGCAGATGATTCCGAGGCGTTCGTAGAATCGGTACTTACCTTCCGGCGAGAGGTGCTCGGGTGCTTTTTGGCCGTGTAGGGCCTGCGTGATAGCAGCTGCGCGGATTTCTGGTGGTTGATGGCTCATAGGTTATCGGTGTCTGAAACGGATCGCGCCACGATGGCGTGCCCGCCGGCTGTGGTGATTTGGTCGAGCCAGTTCTGTTGGTCAGGACGGACCCGGCCGATTTTGGTTTTGACTTCGATGGAGAGGAATTGGGCGATAGGCTTGCCGACCATGTCGGGTGTCACCGTGAGCGTGCGCCAGCCGATGAGGTCACCGGAACCGGGGAACAGACCCATGCGGACGTGACGTGCGTCGCGCAGGAAGACGCCCTCGGGATCGCGTAGCGCCTGGCCGACGTAGCCCTCGCCGACCTGATTACGGAAGACGCGGACGTGCGGTTTAGATCCAGCGGCGCGGAGGATCAGGGCTTGGAGTTCGGATTCGGTCATAGAGATTTGCGTTGACGTGCTTGCCAGCGGAAGAAGGCCCAGCCTAGCTTATATCCCCGCTGCTTGGCGAGTGCTCGGAAGTCGTCGAGCGTTTTGCATTTGCCTTCTTCACGGCGTTCTTCGCGTTTCTTGGAGATGTCTTCGATCGACAGGCGCTGAAGCTCACCATCGACCTCTTCAATTTCGCGAGCGGCTATCTCACGCTGCGATCCGCACTGAGGGCAAACGGTTCCTGCAAAAATCGCGAAGCACTTAGAGCACTGCTTGGTTTCGACGAGGGAGGATTTCTTCAATCGCTTTTCACGTCCACTGAGGTCCCAGTCGCGCTCCTGCTCAGCGAGTCCATGACGAAGGCAGTTCCCGACGTGGTCGAGGATGATCGCGTTAGCCTTGCCCGGGTACGGCCGCAGAGCCCGTCCCACCTGCTGAAGGTGCATGGAAAGAGACTGAGTCGGCCGAAGCAGGATGGCCGCGTTCACGGCCGGAAGATCGAATCCCTCGGAGATGAGTTCGCAGGAGGTAAGGACCAGGATTTTTCCAGCGGTCAGATCATCCACGCGCTGCTTTCGAACCTCGGGATCTAGGGTTCCGTCGATGCTAGCAGATGGGATTCCGCAGGAGTTAAACGTATCTGCGACGTGCTGAGCGTGAGCGACCGATATACAGAACGCGACGGCCCGCTGTCGGTTACAGAATCTTACGTAATGAGTCACGGCATCGCCCGTAATCCGTGGCGTATCGACGATCTCCTCGGTCTCAGAACGATCGAAGTCGCCGGCAATCGTGTGGACCTGAGATAGATCGACCACCTCGCGAGGTGCGTAGTACACGGGCTGAGCCAGGAATCCGTTGTCGATAAGCCACTGGACAGACGGGCCCATGACCATGCGGTCGAACATGGCCCCAAGACCCTTGCCGTCGAGGCGCTCTGGGGTCGCAGTGACGCCGATAAACTTGGCGGTTGGCCACGCTGCGAACATCTGGACGTAGGACTTGGAGACCGAGTGGTGCGCTTCGTCGATGATAACGAGATCCGGAGCGGGTATAGTATCCAGGCGCCGGGCTAAGGTCTGGATCGAAGCGACCATAGCAGGCTGAGTGGACGTGGATTTACCCGCCTGAATGAAGCCATGAGGGACGCCGACGCGCTTCAGAGTGGCGCTGATTTGATCGAGGATTTCGCGGCGATGCGCGATGATGATAACGCGAGACCCCCGCTTGAGGACCTGAGACGTGATGTAGGAAAAGAGGACTGTCTTGCCGGAGCCGGTCGGGCTGACCGCCAGCGGGCGGTTTGCTCCAGATCCGAACGCCCCTCTGATATCGTTTGCCAGCTGGTTTTGGTAAGGTCGGAGTTCCATCGTGAGCCGTAGGCTGCGTTCTGAGGCTTGACGTGTCAAGCATAAGCTGCACACTGCCGGCATGAAAAACACGGTTCGAGTGAGCTACAGGTTGCCGATCGAAGTGGCGAAGATGCTTGAGGATGAAGCGGTGCGTGCCCGGCGCACGAAGACGGCGGTGCTGATTATTGCAATCGAGGACCACGTTCTGCGGTGTGATGATGAACGGTCGGATTGGGTCGAAAAACCCGTTGACACTAAGAAGAAGCGGTAGAACGATACCTGCACGACGCATAGCTTGGTTTCGTCAACCAGGCGCGAACTGGGCGCGTAATTCCAGTTGGCAAAGAGTGCTGAAGAGCACTCGCCGGTTCCACGGCTCGGGCTCGCCACCGAGGTTGGATTGATGGTCTTAGGACCTGCAATCTGCCTCGTTGTCTCGGAGGGGTAGATCAAGTAAACCCCGGGCAGGAGAGCCAATATGGCCAGTGGAAATGTAATCAGCTGTAAGCAGTTTCAGTCTTTTCTCGTCTCGCAGGAACCTGTGTATGACAAGGAGATCCTCAAGGACATCCGCCCGTTTGACGGGTTGATCGGATACTACAACACCGGATCGTTTGACGCGTATTCCGGCACCACTCACACGTTTGACCGCTTCAACAGCGTGTTCCCGAATGTGACTGGCGCTTGGGAGAATCCTACGGGCGCCGCCTGTACTGGAACGCCTTGCGACACGGAAGAAAACAAGATCGGTTGGGGTTTCACCCGCAACACCTACTCGCTTGAAAAACAGGCGTGGGGTTCGGATCTGTTGTGCTTCGACCAGATTATGACGAAGACGAAGGCCAAGGAGCACTTCCGTCAGATCATCGACGACGTTCTTCGCCCTGCGACGAACTGGATCACCACCTACTACCTCCAGCGTAAGGCGATGGAGTTGTCTGGTTACGACGCTATCTCGAACACCCAACCTGGCGCTTTCGCTTGCAAAGCCGGTCTTCCGGCGATTGCTTTCTCTTGGGTTGGCACGGGTTACTCGGTACTGCGTGTAACCGACACTGCTGCCGCTGCAATCACCGCTGCGTCTCTTGGTCTGTTGACTCCGGACATCCTCCGTAGCCGCGTGACCCGTCAATACTTCCTGGGCGCTGTTCAGGCCGGTAAAGACGGTTACGACAGCCTCCAGCTGCACACCGACAAGGAAACCTTCCGTTACCTGTCCAAGGATAATCCGTTGCTTGTTAGCTCCTGGCGTTTCGGTGAGTTCGCTCCCGCTGCCAAGGAGTTCTACAAGTACGGCTTCATGGGATACGTCGGCGACTTCATGGTGAAGGTGCTGCAATTCCCGTTGCGATTCGTTTCGACTGCCACCGCTGGTAATTACCGATTGGTTCTCCCCTACCGGAACGTCGTAGCTACCCAGGGCATCCGGTCTGAGTTCAACCCTGACTACAACAACGCCCAGTACCAGATCAGCTACATCAACAACCCGCGTGCGTTGCGCGTGTTGCCGTTCCGCCCCGAGGCCGTCAACCCGAATATGCCGTTCCTGGTTCGGGATTACGGTGGTCGCTGGAAGTTCGCGACCAACGACTTGGGCGCCGATTGCGCTGGCAAGCCGATCGACAACAGCCGTGGAAACAAAGGTAAGTTCATCGCCGACTTCCAGTTGGCCGTGAAGCCTGAGCATCCGGAATGGCTTGAGGCAATCTTCCACAAGGTCCAAGGTGCGTGCCCTGTGATTGTTACTGGTTGCGCTGCGGATCCTGGCGATTCCGCTCAGGATTACAACTCTGCGGACCCTGTCTGCCCGCGAGTGATTCAGTTCTTAGCATCCACTACCGTTGGCGGCACAAACTTCGTGTTGAACGCAAATACGAGCATCTTGTGCAGCGACAATTACATCACCAGTGTTGCTATCAATGCTGCCAACGTTGCGGCCTTGGTTGTTGCCTTGCAGCTGGCTTGGGATACCGAGTTCGGCGCTGGCAAGGGCACCTGGAGCGTTGTCTCTGGCAACTTGATCCAAATTAGCGGAACTACCTGCGATAGCGTCACGTTGGAGTTCTCTATTTAATCGGGTCGATAACAACGGGGCTCTCCTTCGGGGGAGCCCCCTTTTGAGGTGCTGGTAGCCGCCCGGAGCGTCCGGGATGCTAGCAGCCTCTCACCAAGACCTCTCACCAAGACTTCAAAGAAAAGGATTTTACGATGTACGGACAAATGATGGGTAAACGAAAGATGGACGGCATGGGCCGTATGGAACCCGAAGTCGAGACCGTCGAGTTCACTCCGCCCAAGGAACTGAGACTCGAAGGTGACTCCGGAACCGCAATGGTTGACTGGCGCACCACGGCGCGTGGCACCATCGAAATCATCGGGTTTGACGGCATCACACTTGGTGAGTCCGGCCGGCAGGACGTAGAAGAGATGGAAGGCGCCGAGATGGAGATGGATGACATGGAGGAGGAAGCCTAATATGCCAGTCTTAACCCCCCAAGAACTCGCCGATACGGGCGGTTGTTTCGACTGCATGATGCCCGTCTTGCAGCAAACAATGTTGCTGTCGTTGCTTCAGCAGATTCAGGTCGCTTCAACTGACGCTGCCCGCATCACAACGAGCCCAAGTGGACTCCTGACTGCGACTGCAACGGCCGCTGCCAATCCTGGTCGCCGTCGGTTTGTAATCCAGAATCAGAAGACTACCGAGCATCTCCACCTAAAATTTGGAACTGGATGCACAACGACTGACTACCACTACACTTTGCTGAGCGCCGCAACCGCTGGCGCCCACGCATCATCCCTGACTTTTGAAGGCTACACTGGCGCGATCAGCGTCGCTACTGCCACCGGAACCCCGTCCTACACCTTTGCTGAATTTGTCTGACCTATGTCCACTCCTTCGATCCAAACCCTTATTACGCAGGCTCAACAGGTTCTAAACCTGAAGTCTACCAATGAGATCCGCGCCACGCTTGCCGCCGTACTTGCTAACGCAAACGTAGGCACCCCGCTCAATCCGAACCTGACCACGCAACAGCTGTGGGACGAGTTCTACGAGATTGTTCGCCAGCCAAGCGACGACATCATGTCGATCGTCGTCGATCAGATGATGCGGATGGTGTTCTCCCCGCCGGCTCCCGGTGGCGCTGGTGCGGATAAGCAGGTGATCTTCAATGACATGGGGGTGTTGGCAGGGGACCCCGGGTTGCTGTTCAATAAGACCACCGACAAGCTGACGGTCAGCGGCACCGTTGAAATCTGGGATGGACCGGGTTCTGGTTCGGACAACGTAGGCGTTGGTCGGGCTGCATTTGGTAGCCTGACCACAGGTTCAAGCAATGTTGCTGTTGGACTTGCAGCCGGTAACAATCTGACTACAGCATCAAACAATGCATTTCTTGGAATCAGTGCAGGTGCTGGGGTAAGCACTGGTGCCAGCAATGTCGCAGTTGGTTCCAATGCGCTTTCAACCTCCGGTGGCGGTGTTCTGCATACTGGAGGCAACAACGTCGCAGTTGGTAACAGTGCGCTGTTCTCTGGTCAGATTATTTCTGGTAGTGACAATGTTGGCATTGGTCGATCTACGCTTAATACTCTTTCAGTGGGCGCATCGAATGTAGCTGTTGGACCTAATTGTTTAGGTGGAAGTCAGATTGTAACAGGTAACAGCAACATTGGTATCGGAGACGGTGCGCTGTATGCTAATGGATCTGCTGCTTTTAGTGGTACATTCAATATTGTACTAGGAACTGGTGCTGGCAGAAAGATGACTACCTGTCAGTCTAACATATTTGTAGGAACCAATTCAGGTGGTTCTGCAAATGATATTACTGGCTCAAACAACACCGGCATTGGAACGGATACACTCCGCGCTCTATCCACTGGTGTAACTAATGTTGCTATTAGTTTAAACGCATTAGGATTAACTGCAACTGGAAACAATAACGTCGGTATTGGTGAATATGCTGGTTACAGAGTCACAACAGGTGTTAGAAATGTTGCGATTGGCATTAATTCACTGAGTGGATTACAATCAGTTACTGGAGAAGAAAATATAGGTATTGGATCGCAAGCTCTCCTTACTAATACTATTACTCCACTGAGCGGTAGATACAACATAGGTATTGGAATTAATTCAGGTCGCGGGCATACAGCCGCTGATAATAACATATATGTTGGAACTAATGCAGGATATAGTGCTAACCCTATATCCGGGGGTGGTAATATTGGAATTGGAAACGATACATTCCGAAATTTAAGTTCTGGTGCAAATAACATTGCTATTGGACCAAATGCTTCTAATCTGTTAACCACTGGTGTAGATAACGTAGCAATTGGAAACCTTGCTGGTGAAAAAAACATTGTATCCAACTACACAATTGCAATTGGAATAGCGGCACTTAGAAACAATACTGTTGCAGATAATATCGCGATTGGAGCAGGTACACTTGGGGCAAACACCACCGGCCTAAACAACACCGCTGTCGGGCGGAGTGCATTGGCGACGGCTGTCACCGGAGCCAACAACACCGCTCTCGGACATCAAGCGGGTAATGCTACTACCGGTACAAGAGTCACCGCCATCGGTGCCAATGCAATGGCACTGTCTACCACTGGAGATGCAAACACCGCTGTCGGAAGTGGAGCTTTGGGAGCAGGAATTCTAACCACAGGAGATAACACTGCTGTTGGAGATAACGCTGGAAACGCACTAAGTTCAGGCGGAGTTAATACGTTTATTGGATCTGGTGCCGGTGCAACAACAACTTCTGGTGGAAGTAACATTTGCATTGGTGTAAACGCCAGAACTGAAGCCGTAGGATCTAGCAACTCAATTTGCCTTGGATCTTCCGCTCAATGGGTTGGAACTAACGCCGCAGCCAACACCTACTTCGCAACCGCCGTCACCGGAACCGTGCTACCTCCTGCTGGTGCAACTGGATTCTGGCGCGTAATCATCAACGGAACCGCTCGCAAGATCGCTGTCTACGCTGACTAATCTCTAACAATATGCCCATCACCTACACTTGGACCGCCACCAGCCTCATCGGCTACCCCGTCATCGACGGTGAGACTGATGTCGTTACCCGCGCCTGCTACACCGTCCTAGCTGACGATGGCGAAGGCCACACGGCAGACTATTCCAACTTCGCGCTTACGCCGATTGACCCGTCTGTGCCGTTCATCCCGTACGCTGACCTGACCAATGACATCGTCATCGGTTGGGTACAGTACCACATCGGGCCTGATATGATTGCTGCGATTCATGGAAGCCTTGCTATTCAGGTCGAGCGGCAGATTGATCCGCCGAAGGAGCCGGAAGTGCTGCCGTTGCCGTGGCCTACGCCTGAGCCTCCTCAAGTCGAGCGTTCAGCGCCGGTTGCCGAGCCGGTTGTTGAGGTGTCTCCGTTAAGCGACAGCTTGACAGAGTCTCCAGTCGTCATCGAGGATTCCGATCCGACAAACTAACACCCATGCAAATCCTCACGCTTACACTCGACACCGTATCCGCCAACGCCCTGATTGCGAACCTTCAAGTTGCGATCAAGGTTAATGGCTGGGAAGTAGCTCGTACTGCGGTGCCGATCATCGACGAACTCCTGCGCCAGGATGCGGAGTTCAAAGCCTCTCAAGCCAAACCTGAGTAATGGAACCAACGAACAGCAGCACCAGCCCTGGACTCAGCCTAGCAGCAGCAGCAGGTGCTACCGCTGCATCATTCCTGCCAATCCTAACCGATTGGGTGCGACTGGTGACCGCTGTGGTTGGTCTCTTGTGCGCCTGTTACGGAGCCTATAGGCTGTTCAAATCCAAATGAAAAACACGAAAACAACTCTCGCTGGTCTTGGTGCAATCCTGATCGCTGTCGGTGGCGCCCTTCGGGCCGCCTTCGATGCTGATCCTAGCACCAACATCGACATCGCTTCGACCATCGCAGCGGTGACCGCCGGCATTGGTCTTATAATGGCCAAGGACGCCGAAAAGACCCCAGTCGCTCCTCCGGTTTGAACTGGATCTACCAACTCGTGAAGGCTCTCTTGGATTTCCTCCGAGAGACGCCTGCACCAAAAGTGGAAGATGGAAATGCGCCAAAGCCTATCAAATCTGATCTGGCTGCTCGTGTTGCCAATCTGCCTGGGCTGCCAGCAGACCAAGGTGATCCTCGTTCCTAGCGGTGATCCAGTGATGCTAGCAGAGCCCGTCCGCGCTCGCGTCTACGCGTTTGATAAGGACGGAAAGCTCTCTGGGCCCAGTCGGGTTACACTTCCAGCTGGGTGGTACGTACTGCCGAAAGCCAAATGATTACCTACCGAGGTCAGAAATTCGCCGGGTACAACAAGCCGAAGTCAACCCCGGGAGCTTCTAAGAAGTCCGCTGTCTTGGCTAAGGAGGGCGGGCAAGTGAAGCTCGTGCGCTTCGGTGATTCGAACATGACCATCAAAAAGCACATCCCGAAGAACCGTAAAAGTTTTCATGCCCGGCATGGTTGTGACACACCGGGCACGAAGCTCTCTGCGAAGCACTGGAGTTGCGCCGCCTGGTGATCAGTACGCCGACGGCAACTCGTCGATCGCGTCTTCAGCACTCTTAGGAGCCATGCGCGTCGCAGTCGAAGTCCCCTCACCCTGACCGGGTTCCGAGGATCGGACCTTTCCAACTTTCTTTTCCAGCTCCGCCACCTTTTGCTGGAGACGGATTACTCGCAGGCGCTCACGGCCGTAGGCCCGAGCACGTAGGGCAACCTGTGCCTGGGCCTTCGTAATGAGGTCAACCTTGTCCTCGTAGCCCATGTCAGCATCGACGCCCTCGCCTTTCAGCGCGATTCGGATCAGCCGATCGCTTTCGTCCAGGAGCTTGTTGCCATCATCGTCACCATCTTCCCTGCCGAACAGCTGCGGGTGGCTCTTTTCGTAATCCGAGAACTGCGATTCAAACAGCTCACGCGAACGAGACTGACGCCCCTCTACCTGCTTCGATCGCTCAACCTCACGCTGTGCTCCCTTCTCCTTCCATTCAGCGATGGACTTGTCGCGAGCCTGAGTGAGTTCGAGTAACCGACGGCGGTGATGCATCATCTCAGGCGCAGCTGGCCCGAACGTCTCCTGAGCGATGATTGCGGCCTTTGCGACCGGCACGTTTAGGACCGCCATAATGTCATGGTGATTAGCCTCACGCTCAGTGCCATCGGCATCAGTAACGCGGAGGCCATCGATATCGCCTAGGGCGGTCTGCCACGCTTCGCGCAGAGGGGTCTCGTACTTCTGCTTGTACTCAGCGGAACGCGTGTAGTTCAGATACCGCACCTCGGTGTCCAGCTCCTCGGCGTTTTTCCGGATGGAATCCATCTCGGCCTTCAGCGACTTGGTAGCCTCTTCGACTTCCTTCCGAGTGCCTTCGGACCTAGCACGCTCAAGCTCAGAGACCTTGGCCGCGAAATCATCGCGCTCCTTCTTAGTCAAGTCGTACTGCTCACGGAACTGCTTGATGGACGTGGGCTCAGGCTTGGCGGGCTCAGCCTTAGCGGTCGATGCCGGTTCATCCTTCTTGGGGGTGAACTTATCGAGGTTGAAGAAATCCTCGTTCTTGGGCTTAGCAAGGTCAGCGGGGGCAGCCGCCTGAACCTCTGGAGCGGATACCGCAGGCGCAGGTGCTACCTCTTGAGGAGTCTGCTGGGACGGTGATCCCATCGGGTTGTCTAGCCCGCTGCCTTCGATGGCGTCGATTCCTGCAAAGGCGTCAGCGTAATCCGCCCCGCGATCAGTTGGGGCATCAGGTGATAATAGGATTCTCATTCGAGGTTTTGAGTGGTGGTCGGTTTTTCTTTCCGCATCTCTGCAAGCCCGTTGAGTTCATCAATCAATGCCTTTGCGCCCTGTCTGCGACAGTTTGCATTCCATCCATGTTGAGGATTCTCTGAGGCTGGCAGGTTCCAGCAGAAATTATTGAACGCAACGAGTAGGGCAGCTTGTAAGTCCTGATTATCCAGGAGGCGCTTAAGCTCGTTGAGGCGCTGTTGGTTTTTTTGAAACTCTTGCTTGGGGGATTGTATCATTGGTTGAGAATATTGGCCTGAGTCTTGAGATCCATGGCAGCAATGTCTGCGCGAGTCAGAGCGCCTTTACGCTGAGCCTCAGCGATCGTGCTAGCATTCTTGCGCTGCTGATCTTGATCGAACGCGACCTGCTTCTGAATCCGTTTCTGTTCGGAGTTTGCCGCAGCGATCTGCGACTTGGACTGCGCGGTGATGAGCATCGCCTGGATCTTTGCAGCCGTCTCGGGATCCATTCCGTTGCCAGCTGCGCCGGCTTCGGCCTGAGCTTGAGCCTGCTCTTGAAGGCGCTGCACGTAGCCCTTGATGTAGTTTGAAGCCTGGCCGATGCCGTCGTTGTAGAGCTTGATGTTCTGCTCCTGGCCCGGGTCCTGAGAGATCAACTGGATCTGCTCCTGGATATGCTGTATCACGTTGGCCAATCCCAGCACGCGATCCATCGTGGTCATGCCGCCACCTTCCTTTTCAATGCGGCCAATGGCGCCACCAAGCATCTGAAGCAGAGTCTGGATGTACTCAGGGCGATTGAGTGCGCTTGCGATAACGACAGGTTGACCGTCGATAAGCGTGCCCCACGCCAAGGTAGCGCGTTCGACAGCCGGGGAGACCGGCTTGTTGTCGATCGGAGCCAAGCGATTCGCCAGGAGGGGATCATCAGTGTTAGCTTCGACGTACATATGCACGACCTCGGCCTGAGAATCCGGAGCTAGCAGCGGCCGGATAGCCATCAGGCGGTCAGCCTGAGCGATCTCCAGCATCTTGTTGCCGGAACCCATGACGCGCTCGGGCATGATGTCCCATGCGTCGAGGTTGTTCCAGACGGAGGGATCGACTCCGTCCGCCTCGCACTTGCGACGGAACTGTTTGCAGTCGGGATGGTCGATCGTGCAGAACCGGCGAGCGATCTCACGGTACTGGAAATTCTGCTGAGTGTAGGCGCGTGTTAGCATGGAGCCCATCAGCGCGTTGGCGTTGTTCACGCGAGCCATAACCTCGGTAGCGGTCAGCTCCTTCGATGATCCGTCATTCACGTCCTGCGTGTAGGCAGCACTTGATTCAGACATGATCTGGCGGTGCATCGCCATAGCGCCGGACAGCATCGGGTAATCGACAACGTGACGCTCAGACTGCGGAACCCAGGAGAGGCCCTCGGGAATCACGCCCATGTTCACCAGGTCGATCTTCTCCATCCGTTCCATGTCACCATCAGCGACATTACGGAAGAGCCAGAGCATCTGCTCGAAAACGGAGTCGGTGAACTTACAGCGCAGGCGATTTTGAAGGTGGCACACCGCATAAAGCAGGTAGCCAAGGGAACGCACCGAGTGCCAGCGGAACGGCGGAACTACAGCGCCGTCAGCGAACTGGATGTGCATCAGCTCGAAGATATCCCGGCCGTAGCAGCGGTCGCCGGCATCGAAGAGCCATTGGCCAGCGGTCTGCATATTACCGATCCCGCTGTTGTACTGGTCAACGATGATGCGGCGGCGCCAAGAAGGATCGTCGCTGGTCGTGTCTAGGAAGTAAAAATCGTAGCACCGCAGCACCGGAGTCGCATCGGAACCCCAGTAACCAGAGTTCTCCTTGAAGTCTTCCTCAATCTTTTCAGGGAAGTATTGGCCAGACCAGTCGTTGACCTGAAGACTCGTAGCCTCGCGCTGAATCATCGCGGCCAGCAGTTCGTTCACCAGCTTCAGGTTCCAACCGGGATCGACGTTCTCACCGCGAGTCATGCGGATTAGGTCCGCAGCTGTGAAGGAGGTGTAGATCGCGAAGTGCGACATATTCTCCATCGTGGTCAGCGTGTTCGTAGGAACCAGAATGTCTTCAGTTCCACGGGCCGACGGGCACCATTCACGGTCACGCAGCCACGTCACCGGCCCAATGCCGTGAAGAACCGTCGCAGCAAACTGAGATTCCAGAACCGTGGAATACTTAGGAGACCGCTTCATCACGCGGTTCAACTGCTTCGTGATGATGTTGCCCCACTCGGTGCGCTTATCCCGGGGGCCGGTATCAAGGCCCACAGAAAAGTAATTCTGAGGCTTTAGGAACGCGTTCGTAAACTGCTGGCGTGCCGCATGAATGATGCGTGTGCCTTCCAGAAAGTTGACGTTTGTCTGGATCTTATTGTCGCGAGCCTCCTCTTCGCTGTATGGAGGATTACCGTTAAAGGTAGCGTTAATGCGAGCGCGATTGCGAGAACGAGGCTGTTCAGCCTCTAGCATCGCACTAACAACATTCCAGACTCTACTTGGTTCTTTGAAACTCATATTGATCTCAGATTGCTTTTCGTTCCTGCGAAATCCAGCATTTATCAGGCATTTCACGATCGCCTAGATAACTCAGTGGCACCCAGACCTTGAGTTTAAGATAGCAGCCGCAGACTTCGCAGGTGCCAGCATTAGACTCACCTTGAAGGATCATAGCCATGTCGTGGCGCAGCTGCTCCTGCTCAATGATCACCTCAGCGACAGTCTTCTCGATTGCGTCTGGCTTGGTGGGTTTGTTGTGCAGGCAGTGCAGACACGTATCAAGACGATGCTGCGCTACTGAGCGATCAACGGGAATACCGCCATCGCCCAGCCATTCCGCAAGAATCCTTACCCCTTGCGCCGTATTTTTAACCCTTTCCACCGCACGAGCGACAGCCTGATACCCTTGGTTGAGCATTGGTTTGAGTGGATTGAGTTGTTGTTTGCTGGGGAAAACGAGCTTTTGTGTAGGCTTCCAGATCACTCACCGCTTGTTCAAATGACGATGGAAGGTGGTTGGCAATCCTGTGCTGCTGGATCAATCGCGCCATCGAATGAAAATCGTAATTCATCGGGTTTGGCGCGGTCCACTTGGTTGCGGGTTCGTAGAACTGCCATCCACCGTTTGGAAACGTGTTGTAATTCATGCTGCCTGATTTTTAGAACGGCAGATCATCGGCGTCGAGATCAGGCTTCGGCGCAGTCGGCGCGGACTCCTGGCGCGGCGCGGGCGCGGCACCTTCGCTGCGTTCCTTAAGAAACTGAAATGTTTCGATCATAATCCGAGTGGTGGACCGCTTGTCTCCGGTCTTCTTGTCGTCCCACTCTTCCCGGGTTAGGCGCCCTTCAATCATCAACGGATTACCTTTCCTGACGTATTGAGCGAGCGTTTCAGCCTGCTTCCCGAACGCCTTACACTCAGCAAAGTACACATCTTCCTTTTCCTCACCGGCCTCGTTCTTCCAGCGGCGATTGACCGCCAAGCTCAGGTTGCAAACGGCAGTCCCTTTCGGAAGGTGTTTGAGTTCTACGTCTCGGGTGAGGTTGCCGATTAGGATGACTTTGTTGAATGATGCCATAAGGTTAGGAATAGGTTAGCGAATGTTCAGTATCCATCGTGCGACGCTTATCTGACAGACGTGTCAGCCACTTTGGTGTCTGTCGCTTGACAATACCAACCCCCTGCCCGCCTGCAATCTCAAATCCCGTTCTGCGAGCCATTTCGAGTGCGACCACGAAAGAGTCCCATAAATCAGGGGATCGACCCATGCGTTCCTTGGTTTTGTGCTTGGGCTCCACGTCGATCAAACCAGTGCGGGAGATTCCCCATTCGCGCATCGACCCTTCCTCGGCGACTTCCCGGGGAAGTTTCCTCAGCTGCTTGGATTCGATCAGCAGGCGCGACGAATACCAAAGGGCCGTGACCATCTTGCCGTAGGCTTCACGCTCAGTCTTCGGATCACCTTTCCGAACAGGGCGATCCGTCGGGCGACCACCAAACTCGATCGGCACCACCTCGGGTGACCACAGGCGGGCGAACGCAGACATCAGCGTGCCGCGTCCAGTGGAATCGAATCCCACCTGATTAGGCGGGATGTTGCGCTGCTTGCAGTAGAGAAGCACGTACTCGGCAATCTGCTCCTCCGCCTGCTGCGCTTTGACGGCCGTCACAGGGATTACGATCGGGGCCTCAGCAAATGCTAGCACGATGCGTCCAGTGCTGTCCGGGCCGTACTGAAGGTCGATCATAACGCATCGGTCACCACCGATGCCTGAGTACGCCGCGTCGATCCCGATGATTCGTGTGATCTTGTCGGCGCCCTGCCAAATAATTTCATCGAACGCCTGGTTCTGCTCGCACAGCGACATGGTTACCACGCGCCGCGTACCGCCGTCTCGGGGCAGCAGCCCGAGGTTCATCATCGAGAACTGCAACGAGTCTCGGCCGTAGTAATCCAAGTCCGCCTGAATCTGCTCCGGAGTGATGATGCCTCGGTACGGATTGGTGCCTTTCGGGAACTTCGCGTTCGGCGTGTCGTACCCGCACAGCTGGACAGCAACCCCTCCTGGCGCCCGCGTTCTCCAGGTGCGTGTCTGCTCAAGGTATTCAATGCCTTCCCAGCCACCCATCGTAGAGTGCGGCTCGCAGACTACCCCAAGCGCGTCGTTGCGGTCCTTGGGATTCCCCATCGCGATCAGCTTAAACTCAGGATTCTTGCGAAGGTTAGCGACTGAATCGAGGAATCCCCGGCTCATTAGAGACGCCTCGTCTGCGATCAGCATCACTCGGTCGTTCTTGAGTCCGACGTAGTTCGAGAGGCCAACGAACGTACCACCAACCTTGCACGCTACACCGATGATTCCATCGCGGAAATCCTGCGCCTCGGCGTCTTGGTCAGAACTGGTCAGGATAAACCGGCTCTCGATAACGCGCCCAGGAAGCCATTCACGGCGGGCCTTGGCCTTGTTGTGCAACTCCTTGATAGAGCCCCAGATTCGCAGCTGGAGACCCTCACGCGTCGTTGAAGACATGATAATCGAGGTGCCGGTAGGGTAGATGTAAAACGTGCAGAGCCCGAATGCTGCGGAGGTGTAGGTCTTGCCAGATGATCCTGGGCCCATGATTCCAACCTCTTGATTTTCCGCGAAAGTCTTAATCAGCAGGTCAGACCAGATGTGCCAATCGAAGTGAGGCCAAAGCGCCGTCATGGCTGCTTTGAAGTGATGATATTTCCCACATCCGTACTTGACGCCGCCGGACATTATGTATCCGCCGCGACGAACCATTTCGGCTTCGATGAGAAAGCGGTCTTTTGTACGCCACGGTATAGACAGGTAATCTGGGCTTTCATTCATCTTGCGGGAATGCTGCTGCGGCCTTTCAATACGTTCAAGCGTCATGGTCGCAGAAAAAAATCGCATAGTAGATGGCCTCCTCACCGCTGAAGGTGGGGTGGATAGCGGTTTTTCGCCCTCACTCATTCAACCCAACCAGCTAGCATGGGCGGTGAACACGACGGTTCGCGGAGGATTCCCGAAAGCGCGGCCGGGGATTTGGACCAAGCTGCTAAAGTTTGCCGATCCAACCGTTCTCTACAACGGCGGCTACTACAACGCTGCGGTGCAATCGGCGTTCAAAGAGGGGTTTTTTCAGGGATGCGGAACCTACACTGCCGACAACGAAGACCCTTACATTTTTGTGTCGATCGGAGGCAAAGTCTTCCAGATCGACATCAACGCCGGATTCAGCGTTACAGACATAACGCCAATAAATTTCCAGTTTCAGATTCAAACTCGCGGTCGAGTTTCTAACGTCGCCACCTACGTTTGCGGAGCGCCTCACGGATTATCACCAGGCATGGTGGTACGGCTTCCTGAACCTCCAGGTGCGTCTTTTCCGCAGGGATTTTTCGGAGATTTTCTGGTTCAGACTACCCCAAGCCTAACGACATTTACCACGTACTCACCGGGAGTTGACGCAGGTCCGTTGCTTGGCCCAACATTCAATGCCTATCAGCTAGCGGCCAATAATCCTCAGATTTTACACGTTTATTTTCAGCAGGCTGAGAATTGGATGATCGTCCAAGACACTCAGAATCAACCGTATCTGTTTGACGGTTCCACATTGCGTCGAGCAACTGGAGAAGAAGTGCCAACAGGCGGCCCGATGGCATACGGAAAAGGACGCCTTTGGGTTGCCAGCGGTTCGGAATACTACGGCGGAGACTTGGTCTACGGCGATCCCGCTTATGGCCGGGACAGCGTGATTCGATTTACCGAGAACACATTCATCAATGAAGGCGGCGCCTTTGCGGTCTCAAGCGGCCCGATCACAGGGTTGGCATTCGCGGCCAACCTGGACACGTCCCTTGGCGACGGCGACCTGCTGGTGTTCACCCCGACCGCCACTTACGCGTTTAACGCGCCTGTGGACCGGGATGTTTGGAAGGATCTCAGTTATCCTATCCAGCGATTTGCACTCCTGAACTTCGGATCGTTTAACCACGAATCCATCGTGCCGGTAAACGGTGATCTATTCTTTCGCGCTCAGGACGGTATTCGCTCGTTGATCTACGCCAGGCGCGACTTTACTGAGCTTGGAAATACTCCGATCAGCCGGCAGGTGACCCGTGCGCTAGCTTACGACACGGATTTTTACCTGACGGCTGCTAGCTCCGTGAACTTTGACAATCGGTTGCTGATGACTATTCAGCCCCAGAAGGTCAACAACCGAGGTATCATACACCGAGGGGTCGTAGTGCTGGACTTTGATCTTGTCTCGGGCATGGGCCGAAAACTCCCGCCGGCATGGGAGGGGGTCTGGACTGGAGTTGATGTATTCCAGATGCTGACGATCCGAATCCAGAAGCAAGAACGCTGCTTCATGTTTGGACTGAATCAAGGGGACATCGGTCTCTTTGAGGTCACCAAGAACGGCCAGTTTGACTTCGATGGGTTTGATGATGTACCGATCGACTGGACCATTGAGACCCGCTCGCTGACGTTTGGTGAACCCACAAACAAGAAGCGCCTAGTCAGCGCCGAGCAGTGGTATGACCAGGTGATGGGCAATATCGAAGCTAAGGTCTACTTCAAGGCTAACGAGAGCGAGTGCTGGCAACCATGGGCCGAGATTAAAGACTGCGCCAAGTACCGCAACTGCGAGCCAGGCGAGATTTCATGCCCGCCTGCGGTAATTAACTGCCAAGAGGTCAAATACTACCAGCCTCCTGCAAGATCGCGCATTGCCCTCCCGCAGCCTCCGGACAAGTGTGACGTGCAGACCGGAGGGTTTACTCGTGATGGCTACGAGTTTCAGTTGCGCTACGTGAACACCGGCCGCTTCCGACTCAAGCGCGTGGCGATGGTTGCTCAACGCCTTCAAGAGGATATTTACGGCGATCTCAGCCGCGTCGCCTGCCCGTTACTCTCCGAATAGTATGCCTTCTTCAAACCCAGTCGATTACGGCGCCGATCCCTGTGGACTGAGAAACAGCGCGTGGGCGATCAATGAATGCCTATTCGCTGCGCTGCGCTGCGATTTTCCAGTGGGGACATTCCTGCTTGGATCGAGTCCTGGGGCGAAGATTACAAGCCGGTTTCGACTTGGCGGAGTCGCAACGTTTACCACCGCTACACCGCACGGGCTAGTGGTCGGAGAAAAAATCACACTGTACGGATTCACCGACAGCACATTCAACGGCACCGGGCCGTTACAGTTTGGCTTCCGAGTCGATGCGGTTATCAATCCTACGACATTTAATGCGAGTGTTCCTGGACCAAACTCAGCACTCGTCGTAGAAGACGGTTGGATCAACCTAATCGGCGGCGGTTACACTTCGTCACTTGTGATGGGATATCCACCATTCACAGGCGTAATCAACAACGTCGCATTCACAGGCCAGGGCGTCGGCAAGACCATCCTGAAGTTTGCCGATAACACTTCCACGAAAAGAGGGGACACTTTTGGATTCAACATTCAGATGCTGAAGACCCTTGGAAATTACACAGGGTTTGGAGTTGTTGGGGCACCTGGCGCTTACGCAGGCGCGCCTCTGGATAGCATCAACTGCAAGAACACGATAATTGAAGGAATTACTTTCGACGGAAACTACGCCAACAACTCGGTGGCTGATATTAAGATAGTTTCTGTTCAAAGGACAAATGGTATAAATACTTACAACGTATTGCAACCGTTGTACGAACCGAATTTACCTAACACTCAATTTTACGCAGTTGCCCCTCCAGCCTACAGCCCCCCTATTTCACCTGCGCCATACACTAACATTAGCGCAATTTCGCAATACATAAGTAACGTAATCACAGCAGGCACAGGAAACGATCTTTCATTTGTAGGATTTGGAAGTATTACAAACATAACATCATTTTCTTTTCAACGCGACCTAAGGGTGGTGCTTTTACGTGCAAGAATAAATCCGTTTGGCTATGCTATCTACACTAAGCATCCGCAGTGGAATTTTGGATTTACAATCGGAGATTCAATAAATGTCACAGGATTTGCAAGTGCGGCTTTCAATGGCACTTTTGTAGTTGCCGGATTTCTTTCAACTGAAGAGGTATTCTGCCTAAATGCAGCGCCTACTACAGCAACTCAAATTAACGGATTCGAGCGAAACACAAACGTTGCTATATATGATACTGCAACTCCACATGGCTTTGTAGGCGGTGAAACTGTTCTTATTGAGGGTCTTTCAAATGCGTCTTTTAACGGTACGTTTGTAACATTGGCTCCACCGAGCCCAACTCAGTTTACTTGCGTTAATGTAGGAACAAATATTGGATCCACTCCTAGTGTTGGATACGTTTACACTTTGGTAAACGAAAACGCCCGCGCTTGGGCTTATCCAAATGTAGCTCTTACACCGCAAACCAAAGCTGGTGTAAACTCGTTATTCACCGTCGCTGGAATCAACCACGTCGGCGAGAACGCGCTCATTCAGAACAACCAATTCTACGATTTCGGAGTTGGAATTGCAGATGCCGAGACGTTTATCGTGAAGTCGTTTCTTCCGATGAATGTTTCTGACAACACTCAGGGAGCAAGGGTTCTAAACAACGATTTTAGCTACCAAGGACGCAACTCGATTCAAAGCACCCTGTACCCCGGTAGCGCAGAGTCGAACACTCAATGTGTGGTTGGCGGGTTTTCAAGTCTTATTAACCCGATCAATGTGGTTTCTCGTGTTGGTGGTGTTGCGACCTACACCTGCGTGATGAAGCACACGTTGAGGGTGGGGGATGTGGTGATCGTAAATTCTTTTTCAAACCCCACCTTCAACGGAAGCCTCACCGTCATATCAACCCCAGACGCATTTCGATTTACAGCCAACACAGGTGGACCAGATGTACTCCCCGGCCTCTACCTCGACGGCCAAGTCATCATGCTCAGAAGTCAGCGCATCTTTGCCTCAGGATGTGAGTTCAAATACAACCGGGTTCAGGGTGGACCCGACCCCGTTAATCAGCAGAGTCCGGTTACTGCTATCACCGTTCGTGAAACTAACGGCGCCGATATCAGCTACAACAATTTCGACGGGTTCCGTGGCACCTGCTTCTACGTCGATTCCTACCAACACAAGGGAACCCACATCCATCACAACTCGGCGCTAAACATATCAGCGTTTATCGCCTTGGTTGTGCAGGATTGGTTTACATTGATTTCAGGGGTGCCCAGCGTCACGAACCCTGAGACCTACTCAACCTTGATTTCGGGGCACAAGGATATGTTGATCGAGAACAACGATGTTCTCCTGACGGGGCCAGGATCATGGTTCTACCAGACCGCATTTCTTCCGTTAGATGCTGTTTTTCTGGTCAACAACCACGATGTCAACAAGTCTACCTGGTACTATCCGACGGACTACCAGATACCGATCTCAACCGTAACGCGTGCGGCAGGAATTTCCACGTTTACGACGGCGTCAGCTCATGAGCTTCAGGTGGGAATGGAAATTTCGACGATTAGCGTGTTAGACGGCACGTTCAACGGGGTGTTCACGGTCCTTTCCGTTCCAGCTGCGAATCAGTTCACGGTTACTAACGGAGGCACAGGCGGAAGTTCATCCGGCGGATTCCTCGGCATCAACAGCCCGATCAACTTCCCATGGGAAATCAAACCCATCGGATTCCAGCGCACCGCTGGAGTGGCCACGTACACGACGAACAAGGCGCACCAAATACTCCTTGGATACCACGTGACCGTTGAAGGGCTTAGTAACGCTTCGTTCAACGACCAGGTGATCGTAACCGGAACCCCGACGACCACAACGTTTACCTGCGCGAGTCCTGGGCCAGACGTAGCGTTTACCTCCTCGATCGGAAACTTCTTCCGGTACGTCGATAACATCCAGATTGGATGCAACAGCGTCCGAAGGCTCAGCGGACAAGGGTTGGTACGCAATAACGGAGGTCAGTTCGGTAACGCATTTCTCACAGGGCGCCCAACACGCTGCGTTGCGCCTCTTGAGCAGTTCTTCTATTTCGATTGTCCCGAGGGCTGTTTGGCGCTTGAATGCGACCCAGGCCCGTGTAAGCCAAACGACTACCTTTACCGCATCTAGCCATGCCTGAAATCAACCTAACTGCCGGCACACTCCCTCCGCCCGCCTGCTACGCATCCGAGCAGGATCGTTTGGACGCCTACGCGGAGGCGATAATCGCCCAGTATTCAGCGCCACCAGAGTGGTCGGCAGGCGCAGTTGCCCCAGCTGATCTTTCGCTCTACTGGCTGCGACTGGACTCAAACCAGAATCCGGTCGAGGTCCTGAAGTACAACACGACGGCGCCGGCTGGATGGTCGCGGGTTCAGACGCAGTTTACGTATGGCGTCGGAGCCGGCGTTGCCAACGCCTACACGCTTACGTTGACGCCCGCCTCTCCTGGTGTAAATCAGGCGTACCGGACAGGGGTGTCATACGTTTTTGTTGGGTCAATCGTAAACACTGGAGCTAGCACGCTGTCGGTTGACGGCCTTGCGGTTAAGGCAATCACGAAGTTTGGTACCGTTCCATTGGTTGCAGGCGACATACGAGCCGGGCAGGTGTGCGTCGTTGTGTACGACGGCACTCGGTTTCAGCTTCTGAATCCCGGCAATGTGGGTCCATCGAATTTCTCTCCTGGAATTGACCGCCAGTTCCTGCGGACCAACGCCACTCCGGCAACGGTTTGGGAGTCGGGGTACATGACTCCGGTGGCGAGCTATGTGGCAATTCCAGCAGCGGGTAATTCGGTGACATTCCCGCATGGGTTAGGGGCTGATCCGTTGACTTGGGACATTGGAATTATCTGCATTACAGATGATTCTGCCGTAAATGGCTACATTGTTGGAGACTACATATCGGCCAAGTCGCTAACTTACGCATCAAACAACGGCGTTCAAACAACGTCGTTTTCCAATGCCTCAGTAATTGGCGTGGTGCGTGTTAATTCCGTGTTTGCATTAACGGTTTACCATAAAACCACAGGCGCCATCGTATCCATCACTGAGGCAAACTGGAAAGTCATGGCCCGCGCCATCCGATAACATGAGAAAAACCCTCGCCCAAGCCAAGAACTCCACGATCCCGCAGGCAGTCGGTCTGGCCACCTGCGACGAGCGTTTCGTCCAGCTGCTCAACGAGGCTCAGGCTCGTTTGGCGGACATGGGCAAGTGGTGGGGTACGTACAAGAAGCTGCGCGTCTGCGTTACTGCCGGCTGCATCACCTGGCCTCGGGAGGTCAAGACGATCGAGGCGATGAACCTCTGCGGCTACAACATTCCCATCCAGAACCAGTGGTACGAGTTCCAGACGGACACCCGGGCACCGCGCACCGGATGTGGCCGTGAAGGATGCGAGCAAGACCAGCTGCTGGATCGCGGCATGGTGACGCAGTTTCGAGACTCGGTTGGTAACTGCTACATCAGGGTGACACCACAGCTGTCAGCTGACGTTGGTAAGCGTGTTCTCTTGCAGGGGCTCGATCCCAATGGAATCCCAATCCGCACGTTGGACTCGGTCAGCGGAGAATACGTCTGGGGCGAGTACGTCACGCTTCCAAACCCCTCCATCACGGCCTACGTCCAGACAACCAACCTCTTCAAGCAGCCAGGTCTGACTGGCGCCCAGAAGCCGTTGACTCAAGGAAGCCTGACGATTCTGGCGTACAACCCGACAACCCTTTTACAAACCCAAGTCGCAGTCTGGGGTCCGAGCGAGCAGAACCCTGAGTACCGTCGCACCTACCTTGTCGGGATGCCTGAGGTGTGCGGTGGGGCTAATTCGTGCAGCACCACCCAGGACAACTGCTGCATCGACAACGGAGACGGCTGCGTGCCAGCAGACGAGACTTGCACCAACACGGTCGTGGAAGCGATCGTTCGCCTGGACTTCATACCGGCGATCGTTGATTCAGACTGGCTGTTTATCGGGAACCTCCAGGCGATCAAGCACATGATGAAAGCGATCCAGAAGGAAGACCGGAATCAGTACACCGAGGCTGAGCGCGAGATCCAGCTAGCACTGCGGTCGCTTCGGAATGAGCTTGAGGCGTACAGCCCCAACGAGCGCAGCGTAATCAACGTGCAGCCTTTCGGGTCTGCTAAGATTCAATATCGGTTCGGTGGATTCATCTGATGACTGAGGAGCTTCCAGTAGCCGTGCAGCCCGTTACGTGGCTCGATATCCTGACGGACGAGACCGTCACGTTCGATGATCGTCTGGACAGGTGGGAAGCGTTCGTGGCGAATATTCCCCAGCAGGAGTGTCCGCTGAAGCACACGTTCCCAGAGGGGATGTACGTGCGTGAAATCTTCATGCCGGCTGGATGTGTCGTCACCAGCCGCATCCATAAGTTCGATAATCCGTTCTTCATCACCAAAGGCAGGGTCACGGTGGTTAGCGATAACGAGGGTATGGTGACCTACACGGCGCCGTATTCGGGCATCACCAAGCCAGGAACTCGCCGCGTGCTGTTGATCCATGAGGACACCATTTGGACCACGGTTCACTTGAATCTGGATAACAAGACGGATCACGAAGAGCTTTTGAACGACCTCACTTACGTGGGTCAAAACCAATACTTACTATGTCATTCGTAGCCACAGCAGTTATAGGAATCGGAGCCGGAGCTGCCGTCGGAGGCATCGGTGCAGCAGTCGGAGCCAATCAAGCTAGCAAGGACCGCGCTGGCGCTCGCGGCGTCGCGAATATGCCTGGCCTCGACGTTGGCTCAGCAGTGGGAGAGGCAGGGAAACTGGCGCCTCAAACCAGAGAGCTTGAAGCTCAACGAAACGCCTTCAACCGGGCGCAGCTTCTTGAGTCTCTTGGCCTCCAGATTCCCGGCTATCAGGAGGGCCAAGCTCAGCGCACCCAGAACGCAATGTCATTGCTTCGCGGGGAGCTGCCGCCTGATCTTGCTTCCCAAATCCAACGCAACACCGCCTCAAAGGCTTTAACTGGCGGTTACGCTGGAAGCCAAGCGGCTCGCAACCTAACGGCACGAGACCTAGGCAGGACGTCACTGGATCTTCAGCAGGCGGGTGCTCAGCAGTTTTCAAACATTCTAGGAACCACGCCGCTGTCTCCTTTGGCGAATTACGAGTTCACGCCTCAGATGATTGCAAACCTAAGGGCCGAAGAGCGCGCCAAAAAACAAGCCGCTTTGCTTGGGTCGTACAACATGGCAAGCGCAGGCGGGGTTGGCAGCCAGTACCTCGGATCGCTAGGGTCCGGATTGACCAGCGTTGGATTTGGTGCGTTAGGACAAATGGGAGGTGCCGCAAGCCCTGTAAGCAGCAATGTTGCAATGCAGCAGAGCATCATGCCGAAAACGATCTAATCTTATGGCAAACCCCTTCTCAGGACTCGAAAACATCGGGCAGTCGTACCTCCAAGGCGTGCAGCTGGCGAATCAACGCCAGGCCAGAGAGGAAGCAACAGCGCAGCGTGCTGAAGATACGCGGATGCGCGGGCAGTATTACCAGGATCTGGTTGACCAGCGGCGAGAGGCGGCGGCGTTGGCGGCAACAGGGCGCGATGAAGGGCTAGCGATTAAGTTTGGTAGGTTTTTGAAACGTAATCGTGACGGCTCGATAGACATTGTTGGATCTGCCACAGCGCAGGAAGAGGGCGGAAACAAAGATCAGTTGTTAGAGACAGCTGGATTTGCGGAAACAAGCGGAATCGAAATGGGCGGAATCACGCTTTCCGACGAAGATAGAAAATCTAAGTCGTATCTGAAGGGAAAGGTTCAGGGGATTATCCAGAAAGCGACGAATGATCAACAGATGGCTCGCATCATGGCCTCGCAAGGAATTCTTCCAGGAGGCGATTCGGCAGGTGTGCCAATTCCTCCCGATTTGGAATCAACCATCAGCGGCGCTCCCCGAGACAACACATTTGGTATTATGGGCGGTGGATCTGAGCCAATTATGACCACGCTTGACGTGCTTGGAGAAGGGATCTCCCAAGATAATGTGCCACAAATGATGGCGCAAGCTCCTACGAGGACAGCACCTGCTCAAACTATTCCTGAAGGTTACACACGCGGTGTAATCAATGGAAAAAATGTCTTGGTAAGGAAACCCAAGGCTGAAAAAGCTGAGAAACCTGTATTTCCAGGAGAAATCGAAATCGAAACCCCTAGAGGTCCAATGAAAATCAAGCTGACCGCAGAGCAGGTTGCAAGCGAGTTAGCCCAACAAAAATCAGCGCAATCCACCAATGCTCCCGTAAAAGCGCGCTTTCAACGAGACCCGGTTACAGGCAAGCTAGTCTTAGCCAAATAAACCATGCCTAAGCTCATTGATATTCAAGACATCGGTCTAATCGAGGTTCCTGATGATGTTGGTGAAAATGAACTTCAAGAATTTGTCGATACCTTAGATCAAGGTGCGCTTTCTTCCGCTGGATCAGCCTTCATGCGGGAAGGCGGTCGCATGGTTGGTGGAAGCATGATGGGCCTTGCGCGTTTAGCGTCAGAAGAGCCGCCTCCGATGATGACAGCGGCGCAAGCAGAAAGCCCCGCTGGAATGGAAGCTTACAACCGTAGGCTCGAAGCATGGCAGCAACGCACTAGGGAAGTTTCACCTGAAGTTCTCCAAGCGAGAACTGAAAATGATCCGACGTTTAAGCTGGGTCAGAACCTTCAAGCAGGAGCGGCGGAAGCGTTTCCGGTCAATCCATTGCGGGAAGAAGATTACCTTACCCAGCTGGCGAGCGGCGTTGGATCGCTTCCGGTTGCAGCGATACCCGGCGTTGGACAGCTGGCATACGGCCTTAGTTCTGGTGAAGATGCCGCCCAAGAGGCAGGTCAATTCTACGATACCAAGATTGCGGAAGCGTTGGCAAAAGGAGACATGACGGAAGCCAGTCGGCTCCGCGCTGAAAAGCCACAAGCACAGCGTAAGGTGCTCATGGCTACAGCACCGATTGGTGCGATCACCGAAAGCGCGTTAGGTGCTGTTCCAGCAGTAAAGCGTCTGGTAACTGGCGCTATTGGAAAAAGGGTTGTTCGTGGCGCTTTCAAAACTGGACTTGAAGAAGCAGCACAGGAATCGTCGGAACAGTTCCTTCAGAATCTGGCCGCTCAGAAAATCTACAACCCTGACCAGAAACTAGGCCAAGGAATCCTTGAGTCCGGAGAGGTTGGTGCGGGCGTCGGAACACTGGTCGGACTCGTTGCCGGTGGAGCTGGCAAGATTTCGCGTGGACAGAGGCTTCGTAGCTTGCAGCAGGAGCGCCTTGGAAAAGGTGCGGTGGTTGATGGCATTCCTGGATTCATTGATCGTGAGGCTGCTAGCCGTGCAGCCATTGGTGATGATCCCGCAAACCCGCTTCCGAACTCTGCTGCCACTGTATCTGGAATAGAGGATGCGCTCACTCCCGACATTACTGAAGAGCTTGGTGGTATCAATGCAGGCGGGCCGCCCTCTGGACCGATTTCAATCCAGCCGGAACCCACGATTCCTGCCGCTGTTGAAGGGGCTATTGCGCCGCCAGCGGAGCCTACACCCAAAGCGCCGATCGTACCAGAAGAGCTAATCCGTCCTCCGGAGGAAATCTCTCTAGCGGCGTCCGTGCTTCCTCCTGCCAAACCAACACCTGTTCCCGGCCCAATACTGGTTGAACCGAACAAGAAAGAAGTCGAAGAGGAACTTGAATCGCAGATCATTCAAGCTACCGCACAGACTGTGCGTGAAGATCGGTCTGCTGGAGTAGATCCGACTGAGACCTACGACAAGCTGACTCAGCGGTACGAACAAGGGCCGGATCTGCGTACTCGAACTGCGTCCAGTAAAACCGCGCAAGCCTACTCCACGCCGCCTCCGCTTGCTTATCTGGCCGGCATCCTTGCTGACATAGAGGGTGGTCAACGCATTGCCGAAACGACCGCCGGCAATGGAATGCTGCTTGTCACGTCAGATCCGACTAGGCAGGAGATTCTTGCTAACGAGTTGGATCCCAACCGCCGCACGCGTCTGGAACGCTTTATTGGAAAACCTGCCACCGGACTTGATGCCGTCAGCAAGGAGTTCTTTGACTTGTTGGATTCTGCTCAACCGGATCGCGTCATTATCAACCCTCCGTTTGGCGCTCGATTCCTTGAAGGTTATAAGGAATCGTTCCCGCTCTTCCGAAGCAGTATCAAGCGGGCGGATACTTCGAGCATCGACCTCGCTATTGCGCTGAACACGCTCGAAGCCATGGCCCCCAACGGAAAGGCCGTGCTGATCTTGGGATCCAAGACTGGATCGCAGTCCAACAAGCTGGGAACTCCAGAAAACCGGCTGAAATCCTACGAACGGGCTGAGTACCTTGACCTGTTCAATCGGTTTAATGTTACCGACTTCTTCACCATCGACGGCAGTATGTACTCCAAGATGGGGGCAGGATGGCCGGTCGATATTGTGGTAATCGACGGAAAACGATCAACCTCTCCATCCGCCCAAGGAGGTTTGGTCCGTCCGTGGGTTTCAGCACCTCGCGTTTACAACAACTGGGCACAACTCAAACCGCTGATCAATGAAGCTCGCAAATCGAAAGTCACAACCCCTGTCGTCCCAGCAGCAACTAGCATGGGAAATGTCCCAGCTGTGGAGCCGACAGTTGAAGGAGGTGCAGGACAACCCGGAGGCGTTCCAGGAGCGCCTGCGAGTCCTGAACTCTTATCTCAAGGAAAGCGGCCAGAACCTGTTCCTGTCGAGCAGCCTGTTCCTGGACCCGGAGCAGTTGTACCAAGTGCTCCAGAACAACGAACTCCTACTCCAAGTGAACCGGCGGCAACTGGACCAGTGGTTGAGCCAGCGCCCAGAGTCGAAGAACCAGGAGCAGCTGGAGGCGTGGCAGGAGGACGGATTGAACCTGTGGTTAAGCCGCCTGCCGCAAGGCCCGGGTTAACATCGAAGCTATCTACGGATGAGCAAACGCAACTGGAGGCGTTAAAGAAGCAGCTGCGCGACAAGCTAGGTGGCACCGCCATGGGCGTGGACCCAGAGATTCTGGTAATCGGCGTCAAGATGGCTTCCTTGTACGTCAAGGCCGGCATCCGCACGTTTGCCGAGTTCGCTTCGCAAGTGCGTGCTGATCTCCCTGAAATCTGGGATAAGCTCAAGCGGTCGCTTCTATCCATTTGGCAGGAGACCGCCAATACCGTCGAGGGATTGGATGATCTCAATCGAACCCAGGCGACCGGCGTCATTGATGCGATCGACCAAACCACGGTGCCCACCGAGCCTGAGATTACGGTCGATCCCGAAATCGAGTCAGAGCCGGAGGCCATGTCTGAGGCGCGTACTAAGCCCTACAAGAGCCAGAGCAAAAACGCTGAAACCGGACTCGTCAGCCCCTCAAACATCGCTGACGCCACTGAGCGAGCCCTCCGCGAATTGGAGGCCGAGGTCAAGATGCCGATCGACAACTACGTCGCTAATCGGTTGCAGATGACCAAGGACCAGTTGTTTAAGATAATGTCCGCCGCCCAGATTGACGCTGCTGGATTAGCAATCCGAAACATCGAACGCGGTTCGGCGTTAATTAACTCGGATCAGACTGGTGTGGGTAAGGGCCGCACTGTGGCTGCCGTGTTGCGGTATGCACGCTTGAACGGGCTGACTCCGGTGTTCATCACCGCCAAGCCCACTCTGTATTCTGACATGGCCGGCCGGGATCTTCCGGCGATCGGAGATACGAGCATTCGACCTTACATCACAGACAACAAAGTCGATTACCTATCCTCTACTGGTGATACAGTGAAGATCCGAAGAACTGTTGCTAAGACCCGCGAGGAACTAGCGAAAGTTAATGATACGGCCGAACTTCCCGCTGGAACCAATGCGTTATTCACAACCTACGACCAACTGAAGTCAGACGTTCCTCCAGGATTCAAAGAGACTTCAAAGCAAAAACGTCAGCGCCAATCCAAGCGCGTTGCCAAACCGTTTGGTCCGATCTGGCAGGCGCTTTCTCGCATTGCTCCCAACGCGATCTTCGTGTTGGACGAAGCCCACGTTGCAGCTGGCGCAAATTCCGACACAAACATTCGGTTCGATCAGATTCTTCCCAAGTCGAAGGGCTCATACTTCGCATCTGCAACGTTTGCCAAGCGACCGGATAACCTCGGGCTCTACGCGCTCAAGACGTTGATGCAGCGCGCTGGATTACGTCCGACCGAAATGACCGAGTTGATGGACAGCGGCGGTTTGGCGCTCCAACAGGCGTTGACCTCGATGCTCGCTGAATCCGGCGAGTTTGTGCGCCGTGAGCAGAACTGGGGAGGCGTGCCGTTTGATTTCGTCACGTCTACCGACAACGCAGAGCGCGAGCGCGAGCTTGCCGATGTGTACACGGACTTTCTCCAGCAGATCCTACGCTTCAGCAAGAAGGTCTCGAAGGTCGCCAAGAAGATGGAGAACGCGGAAAACCAGACCCGCGCATCGGAAGAAAAGGTCAGCGTTTCATCCACGAATTTCGGAAGCCTTCTGTTCCAGCTTTCGACACAGTACATTCTGTCCCTCAAGTCCCAAGCGATTGCTGACAAAGCGATTGAAACGTTGAAAGGCAATGAAAAGCCGTTCATCGCGATCAACAACACGCTGGAAGGCCCGATCGAAAACCTAAAGAAAGAGGGTTACGATGTTTCGTACAAGGGGTTGCTGCTTCGCCAGCTGGACAAACTGCTTGAGGTCACCGTCCGCGACAAAGCGGCCGACACGAAGACCACGGTTAAAATCACGCCGGACGAACTTCCGGATGATGCCCGTGAACAATACGAGGGTATTCGCAATGAAATTGAAGGTATTGATTTTGGCGATATGCCGATCTCGCCTATCGACTTCATTAAGAACCGCATTCAGCAGGCCGGTTATTCCATCGACGAAATTACCGGACGAAACACGGAGGTCGTCACTACGCCTGATGGGAAGGCGACCCCTACTTCTAGGAAGAAACGCGATCGACGTGTAGTCTTGGACGACTTCAACAACGGCCGTCTTGATGCCATCCTAGTCAACAAGTCGGGATCAACTGGAACCAGCGCGCATACTGATCCAAAGTTCAAAGACCAGCGGCGCCGCGTGATGATCGTCGGCCAAGCTGCCCCAGACATCAACGACTTCATGCAGATGCTCGGACGCATCATGCGTTTTGGTCAGACCAGCTTGCCGCGCTACGTGGTTCTATCCTCTTCGCTGGCCGCTGAGAATCGGTTCATGGTGTTGCTGCGGCGCAAGATGGCTTCGTTGAACGCCAACACATCTGCCGATACTGAATCCGATCTGACCGCAAACGAAGGTCTGGTTGCTGACATCTTCAACTCGATTGGCGATGACGTGGTCTACAACGTCCTAAAATCCAATCCTGAGATCGTTGACCAGATGGACTTCAGTCTGCCTCCGCTCGACGAAGGAATCGACGAAGGTGGCGACTTCGCTAGATCGGCCACGGGTTACTTCGTAATCCTTCCGGACGACTACGCTGCCAAGCTTTGGCGCGACATCTCGGAACTCTACACGGACCGAATCCGGGCGCTCGATGAGGTTGGTGAGAACCCGCTGAAGGCTAACGTCGATGATTTTAGAGCTAAAATTCTTGAGTCTACGGAATTTACTCCTGGAACTGGAACTACTCCATTTGACGGCCCGTCTATCATGGAGCGCGTCTCAATCAATTCACCGAAGGCACCGCCAACTTACAGCACTGCAACCGAAGAAGCTGCTAAGAATAAACCTTCAACTAAGAACATTGCGGAAGGATGGCTTCAACAGAGCAGAGCATTTGAGGATCAACGTATTGCTACGATGCAGGCTAAAGAAATGTCTCCATCGCAGATACAATCAGTTAAAGATGGTTTTGAAGAAACCAGACAAATGGTTATCAATGCTTATCAAAAGATCGGGAGAGCATTTAAAAATCAATTCGGCTACGTCGCAGTTCCGATTGGACTGAAACTTAAGTCAAACGATCCTGGGAACTTTACTCGTCCGTCCGATCATCAGATTCTTTTGATACGCAACATGGTGCGTTCACGCGCCTCTATGCCGCTGTCAATGTCTGAGGGATCAGAGGTCGCTTCGTCTCTTGGTCAAGAGGTATCCAATGCCGCTGAAGAATGGCAGACCACAACGGAGACGACCGATCAGCGGTACATCGTGACTGGAAACCTGCTGAAGGGTTTTCAAGGAGCGCGTGGCGCATCTGAGGTTCGACCAAAGATTACCATCTACACGACCAACACCGGCAAGCGGAAGACTGGTATTGTGATGCCAGCCAGTTTCACACCTGAGCGCATGGTGAAGGACATCCGGATCGGCAGAGAAGAAGCTATATCGCTCCTGAAAAGCGGCACCGAGATTTTTGCCAAGGGTCAGAGCGACGGAGGAAAGGCTAGCGAACTCCTACGCATCAAGCCTGTTGGCAACGGAAAGTACGAAGTCCGCATCCGGGCCGGAAGTGCGTTACGCCCAGTCTGGTCTAGCGCGAGCATCCAGCGGATGTTCCCGGACAATCTTATCCAAAAGGGATCATTCCTTGTCGGCACGATGGACGCGTCTGACGCGCCCGCCCTGCTGTCTTTGGCCGAACAACTCAATTCCGATCTCGGCCGATTGATGTACGACAAGGTCGAGAACCTGCTGAACCGGGCCATCGAAGCTACCCGTCCGCAGGGTTCATACGAATCTACTGCGGCAATCCCGCTGGCGGTTATCAATCTGGCGCTGCGAGCTGCGCGTGCGGTCTACATTAAGACCCGCGACATCGTGCAAGCGCGTCAGGCGGCGTTCGAGTATGTGCGCGATAATGCACCGTCAAATACGGACTTCGCTGCTGCCGAGGTCGAAATCGGCCAGATAATTGAAGGCGCATTTGAGACTCCGGGCTATGGTCCGTTTGACCGAGAAGACATTAAGCAGCCTCGCGCTGCTGCTGGTCAACGTCGCCGCCCGTCTGCTGGGTTCTTTCAGGGGCGCATCGTTCGCGAGACCAACGCAGAGCGTAAATCCGCTGCCCGTGAATGGGTCGATCAGTTTGGCGACGACATCGAAGAGGCTTTCACTGCGGCTACTGGAGGCAATCGAGCCGCTCAGTTCGGTATCACGCCGGCTCTTCAGCAGACCATTCTTGGGGAGCTTATCGAACGCACTGCCGCCCGAATCCAGGGGTCGTTCCGAAACCCAATCGACCAGCAGAGGTGGGTCTATCTGCTTCGTAAGATCGGTGAAGTAGCAGCGCAGAGCGGTGCTCAGGACTTCGCACAGCCCGGTCAAGCGCGTCGGGCGATGATCAATGACATCGACTACCTGACCCCTACGCTGACCTATTACAACCTGATCACTGAGCGCCAGAAGGAGATTCCGTTCCCTGACGTTTCATCCGATCAGATCCGCCGCTGGTTGCTCGACTCCTCACGTCGGGCGATCGCAAATATCCGGTCCACTTTGTCGATTGCCGACAACGTCGTGTCACGCGAACTCAAGCAAGCTCGCCGGGAGCTTGGTGTTTCGTGGGAGGACATAATGACCTCCAGCTTAGACAAGCAGGGGAACTACAAGCGCATCCTGCTCGACGTGATCAGCGAACATCCGATCCTTAAGACCTTGAGTCGTGCGGGTCAGATCGAACTCGCCAACCTGCTCGGCAACGCCTTTGAGAAGGAGCGAAACAAGATCGTTCGCGAAGAGTTCCGTAAGCAGGTCAAACTGCCCGAGGTTAAAGATAAGTTTCGCAAGAAAATCTACGACTCGATTCCCGAGATCATCAAGTGGGCGAACCTGGGTTTGCTTACCAATCCTGAAGCAGCAGCTGATGCGTTCCGAAACGCCATCGCACCGAAGTTCGGAGTCGCTCAGATCAACGGAGAGACTGCTCAGAAGATTTCTGACATGGCGCAACGTGCCCAGAGAACTGGCGGCACGTCCCGAAACAAGATCATCCAGGAGATGTACCAGCTGATGCAGCGAGAAGGAGGTATCCGCGCTCGAAACATCGTCATGGATTACTGGTACGGATCCGTCCTGTCAGGCTTAACCACAGCGGTCGAGCAGGGCACCGGGATTATCAACAGCATGATCACAGCTGGACTGGCTTCGGTGCAAAGCCCGAGATCGGCTCCGTACATTGCGTCGGCGTGGCTCGATGGCTTGCGCCGTTCAGCCCAGGATTTGCCGGCTATCCTCGGCAAAGGTGAGATGTTCCGTGGCATCAACTTCGATCCAGAGCGCCCGACCAGCACACTCGAAGCACTCAAGAAATCCGACAACGAGGCTCTTAAGACTATCAGCAATCTGCGCTTCGTCTCGCGATTCATGGATGCCATGGATCACATTGCTGTGACCTCAAACTACGAGGCCATGAAGGCGTGGATCATTACTCGCGGTGGCGATGCGGAGCAGATCAAAAAGTTCCTCATTCCGACTGCGGAAGATGTTCAGCTGGCGAAAGACAAGGCTGAGTCTGAGGGTATTCCTGCCAATGAAATCAACCGGCGCGTTCGGGAAATCCTTGAGAGCCGAATCCCGTCCGAGATCCTAGTCGATGCCAAGGAGCTTGCTCGGCAGGCCGCTTTCAAGCAGGACCCGACTGGAATTGTCGGGCTGTTCTATCAATGGCTGAATCAAGCCGAGAAGAAGTATCCCTACGTCAAGATGGTCACTGGTCTGGCGTTTCTGCGGTTTGCGGCCAATGCCACTAACGGCGCGATCGACTACACTCCGTGGGGTTTCACCCGGTACTACCTGAGCAACTCGACCCGGATCGACCGGCCGTTCGGTTACCAGATCAGCGATAACGAGCGGAAGCTCTTGTTGATGAAGGCGTCCATTGGAACCGCGATCATGGCCATGGCGGCGGCAACCTTCCTGGGTGATGATGACAAGGAAGAGGATCGCAACATCGACATTACCGGATCGTACCGATCACTGGATCCTGACAAGAAGCGTCAGCTGCTCGCGCAAGGGCGCCAGCCATACTCCATCCGAATCGGAGACACGTTCATCAGCTATCGCCAGATGCCATTCGCGATGGGCCTGGCTGCGATCGGCGAGTTACGCGATCACCAGCTGCACAACCCTAAGGACTGGAATCGCGACGCGATCCTCGGAAAGTTCAAGGACGCTGCTCAGGCCGGTATGTTTGTGCTGACCGACTCACCTGCAATCTCCGCGTTCACGGAACTCGTTGGCATGAGCAACGCGTACAAATACAACGCTGATGACTTGGTCAACAAAGACCTGTCTCGATGGGCAGGACGCCTCGCTGGATCGTTCATCCCGAATGTCCTGAAGCAGGTCGATACGTACTTCGATCCGCAGTATTACCAGGCAAAAATCGGTTCGGAGTATTTCCTCCAGCAAGTGCCCATGCTTCGCCGCGACATTGGAGCCGGCCCGATGGTCAATGTTCTCGGTGAACCTATCGAGTTGATGAAGCATCCGTTCAGCCGATGGATCAAAACCCGGAAGGATGATCCCGCCTGGAACACGCTGGCGACGTTGTCTGAGCGCGGAGTTTTTCTTCCGACGCCGTCCGCAGCTGCCTCGGTCAAAGAAAACGGCACTCGCCGGCAGATGACGCCCGAGGAATTTTACCGTTATCAACGAGAGGTGGGTCAGCAGTATCGGGAATATGTCCTCCGAAAAGGCCCGCAACTAATCACCTCAACTCCGGACGAGGCGATCAAGACCATCTCCCGCGACACAGAACGCATTCGGACAAGAATCCGAGAAAAAATCGACCGAAGCGTTCGGTAATTGCTGGACACCTAACGCCACTTGCCATACGTTGACTGACGTATGAGCAACCTAACAGTCGCAACACAGCAAGCACAACCTCTCAGCGCCTTCTCTTCGGAGAACGCGTTCGTTTCAGTCCAACGCATGGCCAAGGCCCTTGCGTCCAGCACCCTCGTTCCCGACGCCTACCGGGGCGAGGCTAACCTCGGGAACTGCATCATTGCTCTGGAACTCAGCCAGCGCATTGGCGCCTCGGTCATGGCTGTTATGCAGTCCATGGTTCCCATTCACGGCAAGCCAACGTGGTCTGCCTCGTTCCTGATCGCCACCGTCAACAGCTGCGGTCGGTTCAGTCCGATGCGTTTCCGCTGGGTTGGAAAAGAGGGGACAGATGAGTGGGGCTGCCGCGCTTTCGCAGTCGAGCGCGACTCCAACCTGGAACTCGTTGGCGCCCTCGTGAACATCAATATGGCCAAGGTCGAGGGTTGGTACGGCAAGTCTGGCTCCAAGTGGAAGACCATGCCGGAGCAGATGCTCCAGTACCGGGCCGGCGCCTTCTGGTGCCGCACCTACGCGCCCGAGATCGCACTGGGTATGCACACCTCGGAAGAGGTCCAGGACACCCCTGCGGCCCAGCAGGTGGTCCAGTCGGTCACCGTGAGTTCATCCATCATGGACGTTACACCCACGCCTCCTGCACCTGTTGAGCCCAAGCCGCGCAAGAAGAAGGAGGCCGAGGCTATTGCAATCGTGGAGCCGCCCGCTCCTGAACCCACACCGGAGATCGTTGAGACCGCACCCGCCCCGGTCGCACCCGTTCCCGCGCCGGAGCCTGAGCTTGAAACCGTCGAAGGGACGCTAGCATCCGCTGGGATTACCTACGAGCAGCTGGTGAAGCTGGTCATAGACCTGAAGTGGTGGGAAAACCCTGAAGCCTATCCCACGGTGGCAGACCTTCCTCCTGATATCTGCAACTGGATCATCCGGAACAAGCGGGGTATCGGCCGTGCAGTGGTGAAGGCGGGAGGTGCGCTGTGAAGTTAGTCCACCCTATCGACGTAAACACCTACCGCAGTCACCCGGCGATCAACATCTCCAGTCTCAAGGCGTTCAGCCGGTCGCCGGCTCACGCTAAGGTCGGCTTCGAGGAAGAGCGCGAGCCGTCCGAGGCCATGGCTATCGGCTCCCTGCTGGATCACAAGGTCCTCGGGACGCCGTACCTTTGGACCACATCTCCCTACGACGACTTCAGAACCAAGGAAGCACGCGCCTGGCGAGAGGACCAGGAGTACCGCCGGGTCACCGTGTTTAAGCAGGACGCGATCGAGACTGTCGAACGCATGGTTGAGGCGGTCCGATTGCACCCAGTTGCAGGCCGCCTACTGGCCGAGCCGGGTAAGGCCCAGGTCGGGATGTTCGGTGAGTTCGAGTCCTGCGAACGCAAGGGCTTGATCGACTGGCTGCCCAACACGACCCCGGTAATCGTCGATCTCAAGAAAACGAGGGATGCTAGCAAGGCTGGGTTCCGCCGGCAGATCGGTCAGCTGCGCTACGACGTGCAGGCAGCGTACTACCGCGACCTATATCGGGATATCACCGGGGAGACTCGCGCATGGCAGTGGATTTGCGTCGAAGACCAGGCGCCCTACGCGGTCGCTGTTTACCAGCTGGACACTGATTCGCTAGACAAAGGATCGACCACATGGCAGTCGTGGATCCGACAGTGGATGGTCTGCGAGGACACCGACAGCTGGCCGGGTTACAACGGCGACTCCATTCAAATCATTCAATCGCCCACCTGGATTCTCAAAGATGAAACTCTCCCGTGAAGCCATTGAACGCCTGATGGGGCCACAGCCCACGATCACAAAAACCGTTGTAGTCGAGAAACCCAAAGAAGGTTGGAGCCCGATGACCGAGAAAGAGAAGGCGGCCATCGAGCGGTTCGTAAAAGACAACCCAACATTTTCCTACAAAGAACTGTCCAAGAAGTTCGGCCGCGCTCCGAGCGTGATCTGTGGTCTGTGTAAAAAAGCTGGATTGAAGATTCAAAAGAAACGCCCATGAACTCGCTCATCTCGAACGCTGTGGCACGAGGTTGGATTAGTTTCCCCCACCCAGCTGCGGTGACGGCACATCCAGACGTGGTCAAGGCACGCCTCAACTCACCAGACTACAACGCCCAACGCGCCTGGAAACTGTGGAACGAAGGCCAGAGCTTGGCCTACGTGGCGAAGGCTGTCGGCGTAAAGAAGCGGTGCGTGATGGCAATTATTGAAGAGGGGAAATCGAAAGCGAAGGAGGAGAAATGACACCCCGTGAATTAGCCAACGAGCATTCCAGGAAACACAATGCACGGACAACGAGCGGAGGCAGTGATGCGCCGAAAAAGATCCGCGAGCTACAGGAGCGCATCAAGCGGCTGGAGGAGGCTGGTGATGAAGCGATTTACAAAACGAACCTGTTCGACCGAGAGTTGCATTGGAACAAAGCCAAGGAGGCAAAGCCGTGAGCAACCATATTGGTGACACCAACAAAATGGTTAGCGATACACCGAGGACGGACGCCGAATTGGAGTTTGATCCAACATCAGTCGATGAAGTTTTGGATTGGAGCCGCCAACTCGAACGTGAACTCAACGCAGCAAACGACCGCATCAAGCGGTTGGAGGAGGCGGGGGATGCGCTATTCGAAAACTCAAATCCATCACGCTGGGACTCGACTGAAGCCGCTGCTCGAAAGATAATCGACCAATCAAAATGGAACAAAGCCAAGGAGGCCAAGCCGTGACAAATCAAAACAGCAAAAGCCTTTTCGATCAATTGGTCGAAGCTCAAAAGCGAATCATTGAGCTGGAAAACGAAGTGAACATGAAGCACACGCATCATGTTGTTGTAAAACTTAAGAACGAACTGAACCAAGCAAACGACAGAATCAAAACGCTCACGGCAGCAGGAGACATCATGGAGCCGTACGCTACTGAACAATCCGCTAAACTGTGGGCAAAAGCAAAGGAGACGAAATGACAAAACAAGAAGTGCTGAACGCTGCAAACGTGATGATTGCATACGCAAACGGAAAGAAGGTCGGAACTCGACCTACAAGATCAATGGAACCGTTGTTGGAAATTCTGTACGTCCCAACATGGAATTGGGAACAGAAGGAATACTTCGTGATTCCTGACGATTGTTCCAAAGAACTGGAAAACGATGATCAATCCAAAGCGCACAAACTTACAGAAGAAGAACAACGAATCCTTTTCCTAGCGGAGTCTCCCGATTGCAACCATCCACGCGAACTCCGCGCAATCGCCTTTCAGGTGCGAAAACTGGAGGATCGGATCAAGCAACTCGAATCCGAGAACGATGCACTCCGCGCTGATCTGTTGCTGTGGGAGGAGAAGGAGGCCAAGCCGTGAGCAAATACCCTAGGACTGACGCAGCCCGTCTAAAAGATGTCTGCCGTCACATGGCAATGGCGGAAGAATGCACTCGGATGGAGTACGAGTTGAACGAAGCAAAGGCCCGCATCAAGCGGATGGAGGAGGCGGGAAATATGCTATCCGTTGCTGCCGCCTTTATTGGGTGGCACATAGAGATTGAGAAATGGCACAAAGCCAAGGAGGCAAAGCCGTGACAGACGAAGAAATCAACGAAGCAATCGCGGATCATGTCGGATGGAAATGGTATGCGGTCGAGAAGGGAGGGTGGTTCTACCGTAAAGGGGGGCATGGTTACACCTATCGAATCGAGGAAGCTGGGAAGTACACAAAGGATGACGCAATGAAGGAGCTATGCAAAGGCGAGCCGATGTCTGTGGTCAGAATACCTGTCCCTGATTTCGTCAACGACCTCAACGCCATGCACGAAGCTGAGAAGGTGTTGAATGAGAAGCAAGAAGACATAATGAACAGCATTTTGTGGGACATTATGGATGGTCGAAAGTATCTATGGCACGCAACCGCATCCCAACGCGCCGAGGCATTCCTGCGCACGATTGGAAAATGGAAGGAGGCCAAGCCGTGAACTGTCCATACTGCCATTCACCAAAGCGAACAGAGACGACCTATGAGTGCTGGAGACGCACTGATATGGACGAGTTTCAGCGGCCTGAGAAGTGTCTGCGTAACGAGATTGGATTGCTCAACGACCACATCAATCTACTCAAGAGTACCGGCGACGAGCTGCTTGAGTGGCTGAAGGACGGCACCATTTCCGACTCAAACTATCGGCTGCTGGCCAATGCATGGCAGCGAGCAAAGGAGAACAAGCAATGACAGACCTAGAAATAAACGAAGCATTCGGGAAACCGATGTATGAGGCTGATCCGACCAACGCAAGATACAACAGCCTACAGCTCCAATGCTACGAGCAGCGTAAGGAGATTAACAGGTTGAATGAACACGTCACCGAACTCGAAAACCGTCTCCGCGCTTTGTGGGACAAGCTCGAAGGTGAGCGGAAGCACTACATGGAGCAAATTCGCAGGCTGGAGGAGGCGGGGAATGAACTCATGTATGACAATGACGACATGGCAAACATTAACCGATGGCACAAAGCCAAGGAGGCAAAGCCGTGAGCGAAAGCAACTTTGCTTTTGTCTATGTCCACGCATGGAACGGATCAATCCGAGTGGAAACTCTAGGGACAGCCAAGAGCCTAAATGACCGTCCAGAGTGGAAGCACGTTTCGACAATCAACCCTTACGCTTGGTTAGAGATGATTCTCCGGGCTTCAATCAAAGACCGAAACCTCCTTATCAAACATTTGCTAAAATGAGCGCCCAGCTATCCGCCGAACAAATCGCCCGCCTGTTAGGAGTGCCTAAGCCCATCGAAACCGCACCAGTAAAACGACTCACAGGGGGAGTTCTGCTGCATCCGCCGTTGCCCGACGAAACGGTCCGGGACATCCGCAAACGCTGGTCCGCGGGGCAACCGCTCAAAGGCATCGCCAGCCGTCACGGCATCACCATGGCCGCAGTCTCTCTCATCGGGTCGGGCCAACGCCGGAGGGACGTTTTGTGAGCCCATCGCTGCCCGCTGGTCACCGCGGGCTTGCAGCCGACCACAATTTGTGGTCCACGGGTCAGTGTGAACATCACACCGGGCCGGAAACGGGTCATGGCCATCGGGTGCAGTCACGGCAACCGAGCCAACAAAGACGCGTTGGCTGCTGCAATTCTGTTCCGGGAACAGTTTCAGCCCGACGAGGTAATCCACCTCGGGGACGCTTATGACCTTGCCAGCCTTCGTGCTGGATCGTTGGCCAACCCTGACGACTCAGACCATGCCGACGACTACCTCGACGACATCGAGCAGGGCCGAGAGTTTCTCAACGCGCTTAGGCCGACGGTGTTTATTCTCGGCAACCATGACCAGCGGGCGCTCAAATATCTGTACCACCACAACACCGTGGTGCGGGGCTTTGCGGAGGCCATCTGGGACAAAATGCGTGAGCCCATCGAGCGCCATGCCCGGGTTTTCATCAAACACCACGACGTGCTGCCGCGCTCTTGGTACACCCTCGGAGGCTATAAATGGGGGCACGGTCTGCTGTATTCCGAGAATTTCCTCAGGGACACCGCCGAGACTTGGGGCAACACCGTCGTTGCCCACGCCCACCGCGCTGGGATCGCGACTGGCCGACGCAGTGACAACCCGGTCTGCCTATCGCCTGGGACGCTGGCCGACGCTCCCTGCATGGACTACGCGCTCCGACGCCGGGGAACCCTCGCTTGGTCCCACGGCATCGTCTTTGGCGAGTACACCGAGACAACCGCGCAACTTTACCTTCATCAGTGGCCGCAGGGGGAAAAGACATGGAATCTGCCGAGCTTCTAAGACTCATTCGGGACGAGATCCAACACACAATCCAGAGCCCAACCGAGGACTGGAAAACGGTCGCTCAATGGGGGACCGAGTGGGGACTTCAACGCGCTCAAACAGCCCGAATGTTGAGCATTGCCGTTCGGGCCGGCATCATGGAACACAAGCGATTCCGCCTCTCAATGCCCATGCGCCATTCTTACCCGGTGCCCCATTACCGCAAAAAAGTTAATCC